CATTATGCGAGGTCTCCGTGTAATGTCATACCATAGTCAGTATCATCAGCCGCCCCAGCAGATGTTTTTGTGATGATTGCGACAGCAGTAGTGCTTGTCATTGATGCGCCAGCATTACCAGAAATGTCCATAGTACCACTGCGGTAACTTGTTAACTGCGAAACCTGTATTAAAGATGTCATTGCATTTATAATATTAACATTACCATTACCCTCTCCGCTATCGGAAAAACTGGTTACACCAAAAGAATTGTCAACAGCGTTATCCGTTTTCTGGTCTATAAAAGCCCACGCCTTCGCAGCGTGTTGCTTTGTCAGTGCAACTGGTCCAGTCCCTGCCTTATCCGCAATGGTATCTACATTTAATACGCTACTCATACGATACTCCAATAACCATTAACTGTGACAGTGGCATTCTGTGTGATTGGTCCACCACTGACACCATTCTCATCACTGTCAATCGTAATGTCTGCGCTGATAGTCTGACCGTTCAAGCGGATGATGCTGTTGTTACCCTTGAATGGGTAGCGTGTGTCACTCTCTGTTTTTGTATACGAGTTCGCAACACTGAACACATCGTAGGCTACCATCTCAACTACATCACCTGACGATGCACCTGTAACTAGTACGACTGTTGTACCTGTCGTGGCAGTGTAGTCAGTACCCGGCTTGAGCAGGACACCGTTCTGATATACATCTAAGTACAGGCTATCCTGATAGGTTAGTACCTTACTGTCTGCGTCACTACCGCTAAAAGATGTTTGACTGGCTGTTGCCTGATAGACAAAGCGATTGCGAACACCATTCTGGGGGGATTTACCTATGTATGGCATTAATTACTCCTGTGAAGCTAGATGCGCTGCGTAAGCGTCCTTAACTTCTTGTGTAAACACGGCGTTGCAAACTGCTGTGACATCAGCATCTTCATTAGTCAAGTCAGCGTTAGGTGATAAAATGTGCCGTGAAAACGCACGGCTAATCTCAACGCCATCACGCTTGATGATTGTTGCTGTGCGAACGCTTATCGCTGACCAGTCACCCTTGTTTACAATTTCAATTTTGTCGTTAATCGTCTGTTCTGTTAATACCATCGTTTATCTCCTATGATGGGTGGACTGTCCGACCCTTGCCGTTATTGACAGGGTTATTGGTTTGTAAAGTAAAATCCCGAAAAGAACAGGTCTGAAGTAGCGTCATCAATATCACCGTGGTCTGTTGCCGTATCACCAGCACTGTTCCCTGACTGCATAAAGGCTATATATTCACTTGTAGAAAATAGGGTATTGAGTTGTGACCTACTGGATTGGTAGGTAATATTATCACTGAAAGCAGCACCGTAACTGTTTGCTACGTCAACGGTAAATGGAAGCCCTACTACCCGAAGCTGTGAACTTGAGGTTGTGCCTGTAGTGTTAATGTTAAGGGCAAAACCGGAAACATACACCACACGTCCTATTTTAGTATAAGTACCTTCAACCGTTCCAAAAGTAGCCGCATTTCCAGTATTAGTGCTTGGCGCAGGTGTCCAAGTGCCTTCCTCGTAGTCAGACAACGTATTGGCACTACCCGAACCACCAAGTTTAATGTCGGTTACTTGACCTATTCCAGCATTGATAATTTGAGTAAGTGCCATATTTACGTTTCCTTATGCGTAAGGGCTATCGCCAAGTACGCTTGTATCCCAAGCTGCCTTGAGTGCTGCAATGTTAGCAGCATTAGTGATTGCAGAAGCTGCAGGTGCATCACGAAGGGCTGTCTTTGCAGAGGCAATTGCACTGGTATCCGCACTGGTTTCTAGTGCTTTCATTAGTTCTACGTCCTTTGCTTCAAGCAACGGCTTACGTGCTTCACGAACTTTGTCACGGAAGATTGCCCGTGCTGCATCCATGTCTTCACTAATCACGCTTCCATTCAGAGACCATGCACCACGAAAGTGACGGTCAGAAGGAACGGTAGCTGTGGAAGCATCAATCTGATTTCCGTCCTTATCTACGATGTATGTTGTTGCCATTAGGTTTCTCCTCTTAGGCTGCGATATCAGTGGCAGTTAAGTCTTCAGTTATCTTCCAAGCATTGCGCCACTCTCTAGTGCTTGGTAACTGTTCCTTGCGGCAGATAACCATCTTTGGTTTATTGCCTGTATCCCAGTTCTGCCACACGTGCTGTGGGCAGTCCTTCATGATTAAGTATTCAATAGCTTGCTCTTCGGTTAGAGCATCAATAGGCTTGGTGTCATGTAACAGGTAGCCACGAGTATGCTTCTTGAAGTCTGGTTGTGCTTCGTCTTTAGCCAACTCGTGATACACCCACACTGGCGGTAGGATGCCGCCTTGTAAAGCGCAAGCCATCCAGTTAGGGTCAGGCACAAGTATCTTGGCGCACTCATCAATGCTGTCCTCATAGACCACACGGTAGTCAGATTGTACCGCTTCCAGCGATTCTTTAGCCCAGCACAGTCTGTCAAATAGGTGTGTGCCTTTGAAATCAGGTGTCGTTGTCATTAGGCTAAATCTCCGTGAATACTTGCCGCACAAACATCTGGGTCAAAGGCGGTTGTGTGAGCATATTGAATATCCACACCTAGTTGTGATGCAGACTTTTCTGCTTCAGGTGTAGATACATTTGCAAGTGTGTTATTTCTAGTACCACCCCCACCACCTGTGAGTGCGCTGTACAGAGCATTGTTCATAGAATTAGTGTAATGAAATGTCGCTTGTCCAGTGCCATCATCATCAAGTGAACTTATGTTAAGGCTATCTAAAACAGCCGCAGTTCCGTCAATGTTTGAATTTACCCAAGCCTTCGCCAACCCCTGCTGAAGATTAGTAGTCGTGCTATTACCTTCGCCTGTAACGAGGATAGACCCTGCGGTGGAGGTGCCAGTGAGTTTGTTTACTAAGATTTCACTCATGCTAGGTCTCCGTTACATATTGCACAGTTATGTAGGCCATCAGCCACGTTATTGCTACTATCAGAGGTTCTCCAAGCCCTACCTGACGTTGCAGATGTATTAGTATTAAATTGATGCCTGTTATTCCTACAAATAAACCCAGCCGCCCAAGCGGCATTGTCCATATTATTAGTAAATGCGTTAGTAAAAATACCAGCAGAATCGTCCGAAATTGAAGACGTGTTAAAAGAATCATCAACAGATGGAGTGGTTTGGTCATAGTTAAACCAAGCCTTTGCCGCACTCTGATTAGTCAGCGTGACTGCACCGCCAGATGTGTTCTGTATGGTATCTGCTTTTAATGTACTCATAGTGTCACCAATGTTCCACCGCTTTCAACGGTCAATGTTACACCAGATGCTACAGTAAGTGGCCCTGTCACATTAGCGTTTTCAGTAGCAAGAATAGTTGTGTTTGCGGTTAGGGATTGTGCGTTAGTACGAAATAGACCGCCAGCTTTAAAGTTACCTTTGTTTTCAGCGGCTGGTGTAATCGTACCCGTTTGTGGTGCTAGGTAGTTTACGAAAATGTTACCTGTACCAGAGGAAGGAGCAGCAGTAAATGTTAGTGTAGTGCCATCAGGAATAGTGTATGCGGCAGTGTCTTGAACGACACCATCTACCGAAACCAACACATCCTGCACAGAAGAAACTGTGGTAGTTAAGGTAAACGTAGTATCACTACCGTCACCATTAAAGCGTTGTACAGCTTTAGTAGCTTGATAGGAACCCGGAACTTTTTGTCCAATGTAAGGCATTGTCTATTCCCTATGCGCTGATAGTGTCAACTACAGAGACCCAAACATCTGCGCTAGATGCGGTATCACTTTGTACTTTAAGTACGTCACTTGCTTGCATTACAACTTTTGCACCGCCATCTAATACTTGCAGGGCTGACCCTACAGGAATAGGTGCATCCTTAACAATGTAGTAGTCATTAGACCCATCGTTAATAAACACATCCATTAAGATTTGTGTGGTTGTAACATTAGCAATGTTGATACCAATAAGCGCATCATCAGAGTTGGCTGTACGTAGGGTTACTGCGCCTGTACCAACATTCCTTGCAATGTTTCTTTCAAAATCCTGTGCCATAATTACTCCTAACTAGTAACATACATAATGGTATCATTTGTGTACTATTTTGTCAAGTTTATAATGCAATTGCCATAGCTACTGCAAAGCCAGCGGTTGCACCAGCAGAGGGTAAGTTAGTCAACTGTGAACCGTCTACTGCTGGTAGTCTTGCTGAACCATCTAACTGTACAGCATTGTTAGCGGATGTACCTGCAGTCAATACTGCGGCACTACCTAGCCCTATATCAGTACGTGTTTCTGATGCTGACCTACTTTCAAGTCCATTAGCAGTAAATCTAGCATACTCATCATCCGCCACAGATGAACTATCAATTTTGACTGCATTAGTATTTGAGATGCCAAAGGTTAGGGATGCTTGACCACCGATATCTGAAAGAACTTCTGCAGTTGAACGACTCTCTAAACCGTTAGCGGTAAACCGTGCATACTCATCATCAGCAACAGAAGAACTATCAATCTTCACAGCATTGGTGTTTGATATGCCAAATGTTAGTGATGCTTGACCGCCTATGTCAGAAAGCACTTCGGCTGCAGAACGCCCTTCAATAGCAGTACCATCAATA